AAGTATTACAAAAACAACCAATAATTCAAAAGAAAGGAGCATAGCAAATGTCAAAAGATGAAATAATCAAAAATTGGAAGAGTGGGAAAACGGTCCAACAGATAGCAAAGATTTATACAACAAATCAACTCAAAAATGGGGTTAAAATAAAGCCAGAAGAAGCACAGAAACATGTAGAAAAAACTATTCTCGAGTATCAGAGAAATCGATAAAGAAAGGAGCAAAAGCAAAAATGGATATTTCTTTGCTAGATGAAACAGAGAAGTTACGAGCAGAATTAAAAGACATAGAAAAGCGATTAAAAAAAATCGAAAAAAGAGAAAACACAGAAGTAACCGACAGCGTTACAGGGAGTAGTAGCGAGTATCCATATACAAAACACAATGTTGTTGTAAAAGGGGTTGAGAACTCCATTTATACAAGAAAATTTAAGAATTTATATAAAAAACAACTAAAAAGCAAAAAAAGAGAGCTTGAAAAGAAAATAAACAAAATAGAGTATGATTTGAATTATATCCAGGATAGTGAAATTAGACAAATTATACGATTGAGGTATGAAGATGAGATGAGCTGGGTACAAATAATGCATGAGATGGGGTATAATTCGGAAGAAAACGCAAGAATAAAATTAAAAAGATATTTCAAAAAAAATTAAAAAATTTTCAATTTGTACGGTTTGTACGGTTAAAGGATGCTAAAATGGTATTAGGTTGAAAGTTAGTCGTTCATAACAAGAGTTTATGAACAAGCCCAAGACTACTCCTCTTTTGTAAAATTTTATTTATGAGAAGAACTTATCGCGAAAACGATAGGTTCTTTTTTATATGCACGAAAGGAGAAATACACAAATGAAAACAAAAACGATATACGAAAGTTTCATCAATGAAATATGTGCCAATTGTAAAAATCATGATAAAGATCTATGCAATATCACAAGGAAAATTGATGGAAAAGTGGGATGTGCATATTACAAAAAAGATAAAAAACTAAAGGGTTACGAGGAAAAAGTAAAAAGGAGATATAGAAAATGATTTTGAAAATATTATCGATCTTATTTGCGATAATACTACAGTTCAAAGAGTAGGTGAAGGAGGATGGCAAATGAACAAAATTTAATGCCAATTGAATTAGTGAACTCGAGAAGAAGTCGAGAGGAACATTCAGAAGACAGCAGAAAAGGTGGTAAAAAATCAGGAGAAATAAGAAGACAGCGAAAAGCGATGAAGGAACAAATGAACTTACTTTTATCGTTGCCTTTCAACCTAAGAGACAGTAAGGGGCAAGAGATTAAAAAGATACTTGCTACATTAGGCATAGAAGAAGACGAAATCGATAATCAAATGGCTATGATGATTTCGTTATGGAAAACAGCAATGAAAGATGGAAGAAATCAGGTCGCAGCATTCCAAGAAATCAGAAAAGTCGTACAAGACGAAGACACAGCCAGTGAAAATGACAAAGTACAGATAATTGACGACCTACCAGATGCTCCGTTTGAATTTGAAGAAGATAATGAGGAAGAGGACCAAAACAATGAAACAAGTTAGGTTGAGTGACTTAATAATCCCTAAATATCACAGCACATTCAAAGATAAAAGATATACTCATAAAATCTTCACATCTGGAAGAGCAGGAACGAAATCATCTCGAGGCGGAATAAAGGCAATTCATAAAATAATAAGTGATGATAATTGCGCAGTAGTTTTTATCAGAAAAACACACAATAAATTAAGAAAAACTGTATTTAAGGAATGTTTAAGAGCAATAGACAGATTAAAGCTAGACAAAAAGGACTTCAAAATCACAGTTAGTCCAATGGAGATAAGATATAAGAAAAATGACAATCCAATTATCTTTACAGGAAATGATAGCATTGACGACACAAAAGGAATTATAGACGAAAGTAAACCAATAAAATTAGTTTTAGTAGATGAAGTAACAGAGTTCTTTGATAAAGGCGAGGGAGAAGACGAGTTACAGAACATTGAAGCAACATTCATCAGAGGAAATAATGACGAGTTCTGTATGGAATACTACTTTAACCCACCTAAAAATCCAAAAGCACCAATTATGCAATGGGTTGAAAAAATGTGCAAAAGAAAAGATTGTATTCGCATACATACAGATTATCGAGATGTACCTTCAGAATGGTTAGGAAAAAAACTGATTGAGTCAGCAGAGGAACTAAGAAGACTTGATATAAAAATGTATAACTGGTTATGGTTAGGGCTATGTACTGGAATAGACGAATTGATTTATTATATGTTCAACGAAAACACTATGGTGCAGGAACCTACAAAAGAACAGTTTAGTCACATGAAATTCTTAATAGCTGGTGGAGATTACGGACAGATGAATGCGACCACATTTGAAGTATTCGGCTTAGATTTCGTTGATAAATGCTTACGAGGGATTGATGAATATTATTATTCTGGAAGAGACGAAGGAAAGCAGAAAAGCCCAAGTCAATATGCAGAGGATTTCAAAAAATTAAAAGAGAAAGTTGAAAAAGAAACAGGCAAGAAATTGCTTGTTTTATTTTTAGATCCGTCAGCAAAAGGATTAGCAGAAGAAATAAAAAGAATATGTCCAGAAGTATCAATACCAAACGCAGACAATACAGTTGCACTAGGTATTAGTAGAGTACAGAAACTTATGTCATATATGAGGTTATTTCTAAGTCCTAAGCAAAAACACTTAATCGCAGAAAGATATATGTATGAGTATGATAAAGATAAATTGGACAAGGGTAAAGAAGAACCGATAAAGCAAAACGACCATTGCTCGGATGCAGAGAGATATACTGTGATGGGCGTGTGGAAATACATAAGACAAATATTACCGAACTTGATAGGAGAGAAGGATTAGCATGGATAAATTAGTGAAAGAATACTTAAAACAAAACGGTTATGAGAGTTGCGTAGACGAACAGCAAGAGACGAGAGTAAATGAATGGTTAGAGATATTTAAGGGACCAACTAAGAGATATAATATTAAAATCTACAACGGCAAACAATATGTAAAATATAAAATAAAATCGTTAGGCTTGCCTACACAAGTTTGTGGAGATTTGGCAGACTTCTTTTTCAATGAAAAATTAGAAATAACAATCAGTAATAAAAGTGTGGAAAAGAAAATAAAACAGTGCTTAGAACAAAATAATTTCTTGAACAATGCGAATAAATTGATGCAATTAGTTAATGCACTAGGAACTGGTGCTTTTGTCTCTTTTCTTGACAATGGAGTATTGAAAATTAACTACATGAAAGCACCAAACATTGTCATTCTAAAAGCCAACGAAGACGAAGTTATAGATGTCTTGTTTTGGTCAAAGACAGCAGTAAAAGGTGGATATGAGTATTACTTTAATTTACACATTTTAGAAGAAGATGGATATGTAATTCGTAATGCCAAGAAATTAGAAAAAGACAATCATACTGAAGAAATTGAAATACCAAAAGAAGTTGCTGAAATACATACATATTCATTCTTACCACGATTTGGTATGCTATTTACTCCAGAAATAAACAACTTTGACATAAATAGCCCTTACGGTATAAGCAAATATGCAAACGCTATTGATGCAATATTCATAACAGACAGAGCATATGACAGCATGGACAATGAGATTTATCTTGGAAAGAAAAGAGTATATGTGGGAACTGGGGCGCTAGAGTTTAACACTAATGAAAATGGAGAGGTTGTGCCAGTATTTGACCCAAACGACATAATGCACTATGCACTACCTGGAGAAGAAAATAAAGAACTTGTAAAAGAAAGCACAGGAGACTTGCGAATTGAAGATATTTCAGCAGCGGTTCAATACAATCTAAACATTGTAACTAGCAAAGTAGGACTTGGACACAATTATTATAAATTCAAAGACGGACAAGTATATGTGAATACAGATAATGTTATTAGCTCAAACAGTGATGTGTACAGAAAAATACAAAAACAACAAAACATTACGACAAAGGCTATTATTAACTTAATATATTCAATAGCAGAACTAATTGGAATAACACAGAAATTTAGTGTAAGTGTATTTTATGATGACTCGATTATTGAGGATACAGATAAAACACAAAAGAAAGCACAAGCAGAATACAATTCCAAACTAATCTCTAAGGCACAGTATTTTAGAGATACACGCAAAATGAAAGATGCAGAAGCATTGAATTTCGCAAAACAAATGAATGAGGAAATAATTGAAGAAACAATCACAGACGGAATAGAAACTGCAGGAGATGAATAATGGAAGAACAAGCCTTTGAAAAAATAATTGTGATGTATTCAGAATTAGAAATAAATCTACTTAATGAGATTGTAAAGCACTTCAAAATAAATGAGGAATTTCTCAACAGTGACAACTGGAGAATGCAAAAACTAGAAGAACTTGGGTTATTAAATAATGACATCGTGAAATATATCTCGATAACAACAGGAAAAACGCCTAAAGAAATAAAAAAAGCATTAAATGAAATTGGTGTTAGTTCAGCTAATATGAACGATTTAGATAAAGCACATAAAGACGGATTTCTTAAAATAGATCCGTCTATTTTAATGCAAAAACAAACGGTTCAAAATCTAGTAAATCACTCATATAATGACTTAACCAATAGATTTTTAGAAATTAGCGACAAAATTGAAAATGCGACAAGGGATGCCTATTTAGATGTGATGGAAAAAGTTTACTTACAGACCACAGAAGGAGTAACATACCAGGAAGCGATAAGAACAGCATTGGTTGAACTAGGAAATCAAGGAATTACTACTCTAAAATATAAAACAGTAGATGAAAATGGAAAAGTAACAGGAATACGAAACTACGATGTGGAAGGAGCAGTAAGACGAGAATTATTAACAGCATCACATAATTTAGTTAATAGTATCAATATGGAGGTAGCAGAAGAATTAGAAGCCGAGTACATTTATTTGTCAGAGCATACTAGATGTAGAGAACAACACTTTCCTTGGCAGGGTACTATTATTAAGCGAAAAGACTTGGTCAAAGTAACAAGACTTGGAGAAGTAGATGGAATGGGAGGACCAAACTGTAAGCACTATCCAACTCCATACTTTGGAACAGCAAGAGGGAGCGAACTAAAGCAAATAAGACAGGAAGAAGCGGAAGAACAGTACAAATTAACGAGGTGTCCGAAAATGGAAAAGAAAAGAAGGAATATTCAAAACAGCAGAAGACAAGGAATATTACGAAAAATGTAAAGACAAAGTGAAAGAATGGCAACTTAGAAATAAGAAATTTATAGAAGAAAACAATTTGAAGCGAACATTTTCAAGAGAAAATGTGGAGAAAATGACAAAAGTACAAAAAGATGATATAATGCTAAGCGAAAAAGAACAATATGCAATGAATAAATATATTAGCTCAGATTTCTATGTTGTAAATGAAAAACTAAGAAATGGAATAGATCTAAACGATGATGAAAAAGAAATGGTAAACGACCTAGATAAAGCATTGAACAAAATACCTAGATTTGATGGACTAGTAACGCGTTCATTAGAATTAAATGAAGAACAATTAAATGAATTTCTAAAACAACATGAAATAGGAAATATAATAGAATATCCAGCCTATACATCAACAACAACAGGAGAACGATATAATCGTATAAGCAATGTGGAATTATATATAAATTCAAAAAATGGTAGAGACATAAGAAAATACAACCCTAAGGAACAAGAGATTTTATTCAAAAGAGGTTCACTATTTAGAGTGAAAGAAGCAGAAAAAATAAAAGATACATATCATATTTTGTTGGAGGATATAAATGAAGAATAAAAAAGAGGAAAACAATCCATTTCAAAGTTACAGATGGCATGAAGATGTTGGGGCTAAAGTTGTAAGACATGAAGAAAGTTCAAAAGAAGAAAGAGAAGCAGCTAAAAAGGAATTTGACAAGATTTTGAAAGATAGAGGAATAAAATAAAAAAGCAATAGACATTCGATTGAATGTCTATTTTTATATGTCTTTTTACTTTGTTACAGACGTGAAAGAATAACAAAGGAGCGAGACTTACTCGTTACTCGAAAATAAAAATGGAGGTATTTTATCATGGAAGGACAAGAAAATCAAAACACAAATCAAGTTGTAGGAGGAACTACAACAGACAACACAGGAGCAGTTACTCAGCCTGTTGGAGGACAAGTTAAAACTGAGGTGCCAGTTACTCAGCCTGGAGGAAAAACTGAGGTAAATAATCAAGGACAAGGTTCGCAAGGACCGAGAACCTTTACACAAGAGGAAGTAAATGCAATGTTGGCTAAAGAGAGAAAAAACTTACCAACGGAAGAAGAATTAAAGACATTTAACGACTGGAAGGAAGCACAGAAAACAGAGGAACAGAAAAGACAAGAAGAATTTGCGAAGGCTCAAAAAGTACAGCAAGAAAACGAAGCAAAAGGACAAATGCTTGAGATTATGAAAAAAGGAGTAGATTTTGAGAAAGCAGAATTTATCCAATTCAAATTAAGCAAAATGGATGGGGATTTTACAGAAAATCTTGAAAACTACCTCAGAGAGCATCCAATCGTTGATACACAAAGAGAAACAAAACCAGCAACAACTGGTTTTTCTCAAAACCGTGTAACTGTTGTTACAAACCCAGATAAGGAGTATATGGACAAGAAATATGCCAACAACCCTTATTATAAAAAATAAAAAAGAAAGAAGGTAATATATTATGCCATTATATGGAGAACTTAATGTAGACACTAGATATTCAGCAAGTGTCGAACCAAATTTATATACAGATACGGTGCTAATCCCAGAAGTAACTTATACTGAGGATTATGATATTGGTCCAGCAGGACAAATCATGGTACATAAATTAGATGATGGAGAAGAAGTTAAACCAGGAAAACCAGGAAGAGATTTCAAAGATGAAACACCAAAAGATGATTTAATATCCATCGCTTTCAATAATAATTTCCAAAAGTCTGACAAAATTTATGGTGTTCAAAGTGCAGCAGTGTCATTTGCTTTAGGAGAAATAAAATTAGCAAATGCTTTGAACAAGACTAAACAAGGTAGACAATATTCTGGACTTGCTTGTATGTCAAGTGAAGGAACAGTGCTTGAAGATACTACGACAGTAGTTAAAAACAATGCAGTTAATATCTTAACGGCACTAAGAAAGCAAGTGAAAGATAACCATGGGCAAGCAAACTTCGCTATGGTGTCTACAGATATTTACTCTATTTTGTTAAATATCCTAGGTTTAGCACAAGTGATGGACCCAGCAGTTCAATCTGGACAGTTGATGAAAAGGTTTGGACTAAATATCCTTGAATGTAATTCTTTCGATAAAAAAGCAGCAACATATTACGACCATACCGGAGCAGAAAAAACAGTAGACTTGAGAGGAATTGATTTTATTGTTGGTTACAGTAAAGCAACATCAATCCTAGATAATTTTGAAACATACAGACTAATAGATAGCGAACTCTTCTCAGGAACAAAAGCACAAGTCGAATATAATACAGCATTTAGAGTAAATAGCCCTAAACAACTTATTATTAAAAAACATATTGTAAC